GTGATGAATTTGCATTTTTAAATATGAATCAAGTTATGTATATGTCAGCCAGACCTGCATTAACAAAAGCATCTGAAGCAGCAAGAAATGCTCATCAGCCTTATGGTATTACTATAACCACAACGCCTAATAACCTTGATGTTCCAGAAGGAAAATTCTGTTATGATATGATTCAAAAAGCAGCTAAATTTACTTTTTCTTTTTATGATTGGTTTGATGAACAACTCCATGATTATCTAGAAAAGAATTCTGGTAATAACTACGTCTTTGTAGAATATCATCATACTGATCTCGGAAAAGATGATAAATGGCTTAAGGTACAAATTAGAGCACTTGAAGGAGATATGGCTAAAGTCAAAAGAGAAATTCTTATCGAATGGACGTATGCTTCTAATATGTCTATCTTTACAGAAGAGCAATTAGATGAAATGTCTAAATATGTAAAACATGAAAACCTTCAAACTATTTATATAGACAATTATAAGATTGATGTACTAGAACCATTTAACAATCTTATGTATAAAAACTGGTGTCTTTCTATAGATATTGGTGGAGGACTTGGTAGAGACTATTCAGCTTTTTCTCTTATAGACCCAGTGTCTCTTAAACAAGTTATGAAATTTAAGAATAATAATATTTCAGTATTAGATTTTGCTAATTTAGTAATTAAATTTGTAAAAACTTATGTACCTAATGCAGTCATCATTCCAGAGCGTAACTTTAACTCTGCATTTATAGAATATATTCAAAAATCAGAATTTGCTAAAAATCTTTATTATACTTCAACTGAAGATAAAGATTATACTCAAAAGAAAATTAAGAAAACATCTATATTTAAAGCAGGAAAAACAAGTAGTATTGAAACTCGCAAATATGGTTTCCAAACAGATGCTAATACAAGAAAATATATGACTGAAGAAATTCTTTTTATGATTGCTAATCAAAGGCCAGAATTAATTAACAATGATGAACTCTTTGATGAAATAAGAAAACTTATTAGAGAAAAATCTGGTAAGATTAATCATATGAATGGAGAACATGATGACTTAACAATGAGCTACTTAATTGGTTTATATGTTTTAACTAATACTACTAATAGAAATAAATTCTTCAAGAATATTTCGGATACTCCAATTACTGCTGATAAGCCAAAAGAAGTTAATAAACAAGAGCAACAATTTAAAAGAATTGCTAAATATAATGATCAAGAGGTTATGAATAATATTATAAATAGTAATCTAGATAGAGAACTACTTGAAATGCAAAGACTTATAGATGAACAACGAAATAATAAAATTGAAACCGATAGTAGAAAGAGAAACATGAAAAGTATATTTAGCATGAATAGTAACTTATAAACTAATAATTATTAAATTAATTAGAAAGGTGGTTCTTAAAATGAATTATGAAGATATTTATTTAGAAGGCTATTATGATGCACTTTTAGAAGCTGAAAAGACTTCAAGAAAAGAAAGTAATGATGATTATAGTTATTCTCAAAAGAGTAAGAAAGATAATGGTAAATATAGTAAGACAACTAAGGTTTCTATTAATGGCGATTCTGCATTAATGAGAGCTTATGATAGATATGTAACTAGATGTCAGAGCAAAGGAAAGCATCCAATGCCTTTTACTAAGTGGGTTAAGATTAATGCAGGTGTAGCAGCTGTTGGTACAGCTGCTGTTGCAACTGCAGGTGTTGTTGGCGGTAGAAAGCTTTATAAAAATCATAAAGCTAAAAAACAAGCAAATCCAGTAAACGAAGCATATGCTGATGGTTATTATGCAGCTCTCTGTGAAATTGAAGAAATTGAAGAAGTTTAATAAAAAAAAATGCTATAAGACTATATAGTCTTATAGCATTTTTTTTTATTAAACTTCTTCAATTTCTTCAATTTCACAGAGAGCTGCATAATAACCATCAGCATATGCTTCGTTTACTGGATTTGCTTGTTTTTTAGCTTTATGATTTTTATAAAGCTTTCTACCGCCAACAACACCTGCAGTTGCAACAGCAGCTGTACCAACAGCTGCTACACCTGCATTAATCTTAACCCACTTAGTAAAAGGCATTGGATGCTTTCCTTTGCTCTGACATCTAGTTACATATCTATCATAAGCTCTCATTAATGCAGAATCGCCATTAATAGAAACCTTAGTTGTCTTACTATATTTACCATTATCTTTCTTACTCTTTTGAGAATAACTATAATCATCATTACTTTCTTTTCTTGAAGTCTTTTCAGCTTCTAAAAGTGCATCATAATAGCCTTCTAAATAAATATCTTCATAATTCATTTTAAGAACCACCTTTCTAATTAATTTAATAATTATTAGTTTATAAGTTACTATTCATGCTAAATATACTTTTCATGTTTCTCTTTCTACTATCGGTTTCAATTTTATTATTTCGTTGTTCATCTATAAGTCTTTGCATTTCAAGTAGTTCTCTATCTAGATTACTATTTATAATATTATTCATAACCTCTTGATCATTATATTTAGCAATTCTTTTAAATTGTTGCTCTTGTTTATTAACTTCTTTTGGCTTATCAGCAGTAATTGGAGTATCCGAAATATTCTTGAAGAATTTATTTCTATTAGTAGTATTAGTTAAAACATATAAACCAATTAAGTAGCTCATTGTTAAGTCATCATGTTCTCCATTCATATGATTAATCTTACCAGATTTTTCTCTAATAAGTTTTCTTATTTCATCAAAGAGTTCATCATTGTTAATTAATTCTGGCCTTTGATTAGCAATCATAAAAAGAATTTCTTCAGTCATATATTTTCTTGTATTAGCATCTGTTTGGAAACCATATTTGCGAGTTTCAATACTACTTGTTTTTCCTGCTTTAAATATAGATGTTTTCTTAATTTTCTTTTGAGTATAATCTTTATCTTCAGTTGAAGTATAATAAAGATTTTTAGCAAATTCTGATTTTTGAATATATTCTATAAATGCAGAGTTAAAGTTACGCTCTGGAATGATGACTGCATTAGGTACATAAGTTTTTACAAATTTAATTACTAAATTAGCAAAATCTAATACTGAAATATTATTATTCTTAAATTTCATAACTTGTTTAAGAGACACTGGGTCTATAAGAGAAAAAGCTGAATAGTCTCTACCAAGTCCTCCACCAATATCTATAGAAAGACACCAGTTTTTATACATAAGATTGTTAAATGGTTCTAGTACATCAATCTTATAATTGTCTATATAAATAGTTTGAAGGTTTTCATGTTTTACATATTTAGACATTTCATCTAATTGCTCTTCTGTAAAGATAGACATATTAGAAGCATACGTCCATTCGATAAGAATTTCTCTTTTGACTTTAGCCATATCTCCTTCAAGTGCTCTAATTTGTACCTTAAGCCATTTATCATCTTTTCCGAGATCAGTATGATGATATTCTACAAAGACGTAGTTATTACCAGAATTCTTTTCTAGATAATCATGGAGTTGTTCATCAAACCAATCATAAAAAGAAAAAGTAAATTTAGCTGCTTTTTGAATCATATCATAACAGAATTTTCCTTCTGGAACATCAAGGTTATTAGGCGTTGTGGTTATAGTAATACCATAAGGCTGATGAGCATTTCTTGCTGCTTCAGATGCTTTTGTTAATGCAGGTCTGGCTGACATATACATAACTTGATTCATATTTAAAAATGCAAATTCATCAC